TTCCATCATCACGGTATGTGGGTTGAATTGGTCATCCTTTTCTATCAACTTAGAGCCACCATTATCATAAACCTTCTTCTTGTAGACTATCTTCTTTGTAGTCTTATAGTTGAAATACATTAAGGTCGATGTATCCTTATAGAATATATCATTCTCATAAAACTGAGCGGTATTATAGTAGTTATACCAACTCTGACTATACTGAGATATTTTATCTAAATCCTCATTAGTAAGTGTGGGGTCTATCTTTGTAAGCTCAACAATTGGAACTGTCTTAATCTCACCCCAATAAAAGCAATCCTTAAAGTGTGGGTCTTCAGTGTAGCTATACACTATATTTGCAGGGTCTACATAACTAACTTTAACGCCTGCGCCCGGAAGAAACTCATGCTTAGCAACGCCTATACCTAAAACTGTTAGGTCGTAATCAAACTGCTTACGAAGGTCTACATACTTATTCTCAGCAAATAATGTATTGATAGCTTCCTCTTCAGCAATCTCAATAGCGGGCTTATAGTTTAAATTCATATACAGAGAGAGCTCTTCATCATTCTCAGGTAGGTCGTCGGGGCTCATAGTGAATGGATTCACACCCGTATTCTCTTGGATAGTTGTAAGGACATCCTTGGCAACCATCTGACCCTCTATCATATCCTGAAACTTACTCCTCTTAGATTGCGACATAGCATCCTCAGCGTATGCACTAACCTTGAAAAGCCTGTCAGACATTCCGTTAACAACAATGTCTACAAACTTTGGTAGAATTGGAACAGGAGTCCAATCTAAATTAAGGTATGATAGGTCTCCGTCAATCGCTAGCTCATTCTTATACTTAGCTACCGACTGCTCTCCCCTAGCATATAATCTAAGCCTATGAAAATCTCTCCATTGGTCATAGAACCTACATGAATTACCGTCTCTCTTGAACCATTCATACTGAATAGCTTGACCTATCTGTATCCCAAACTCATCAGTTGCTTTCTTAGCATCTGAGACGAATTGACTAGGAAAACCTGCAGCCGATATGTTAACATTTACCTCTTTCATTTATCTTAGTAATTCACTGATTGACCCCTTGTTATTGTATCTAGCAAAGGTAACACTTATTTTTGATTGTTTTTGTTCAGGCACGTATGTATGCTTTTGATTAGCCATAATTGCTAGTCCCGAACTAATAGAAGCGTCAAACTTTGTTCTATTGTTAATATCGAACTTAGCCCAATCTTCAAGCGTTCTAGCGAAAGGCATAGTACCCATCTCATCAGAATCTCTATAAGTACTGCTACTATCTATTCCTACGTACTTCTCTATATAAGACTCAATAGCAGAGGCATGAGATTGTTTTACATCCTCAGATGAGTTTGGTATACCTCCTAACTCCTTCTCAGTCTTTGAAAGCTTATTGAAAATTTTATCAGGTCTATTCATCGAATAACCCCTGTAACCCCTATTCTTAAAATGATATAGCAATCTTGGTTTGTTATTCTCACAGAGTATTGGCATCCCATAAAATATACACGCCATAAGGACCTCCTCAAAGAATATCTCTGCTGTCTGTGGTCTAGCTATATACTCAAGGAAAAACTCATTACTAGGAGCTTCATCCATATTAAACTTACAAAGACCATGTAGTGAGCCATTAGACCCCTTACCTCCTACAGTTCCTGATATATCATAAGAGTCACATCCAAACGACCCTATATGTTCATTTCCGGGATACTTATTTCCCCGCTTAACAACCACTCTATTTTGTAGACCTTTATTAGGAATCCAACTAACTAAGAACCTCCCTCTCGTATCAGGACTAAATACAACCTCTGTATCCTTCTGACCATCCTTCCAATGAAAAGAGCCACGAGTTACGTGGTGTTCCATTATTAATGAGTCGTTGTAGTCTACCTGCTGATATATCTTGGTTAAATTAAATAAAGAGGATTTACTCTCATCTCTAAATGCATGAGACTCTGTTCGGGGGAACTGACGATAGAACTCATTTAATGCGTCTGCATCTCCTTTTAATGAGTCTACCTCTGCCTCCCAATAATCAATAGCTCCGTTATCTATCAATTCTCCATCTACACCTATAACAGGACTCTTAGGTTTTCTAAAGACAGGCATACCATGCCTATCAATAAATCCCTCCATGTTCCACTCCATAGGTATAAATAAAGCATACATCCCACTTTTAGTCTGTCCGTTGGCATTCCTAGAGGATACGAAAGAGTCTTCATAAAGCTTCTTAAAGTTTGACCCTCCTTTTGATAGTGCATTTGAGGTTGACCCCATCATGCATTTACCTATAATCTTACTACCTAAACGTAGACAGGTCTTTGTTACCCTCCAATTATTTAATATGTTATTAGGCTTAATCCATTTTCCACTCTCGTCGTGCACTAATAGTAAAAGCTTCTCCCCATCATATGAGTTATCATCAGTATTCTTCCAATCTATTGTAGTGTCTAACCCCTCCAACTCTTCAGAGGCTACATCGTACATATTCTTTTTTGTAATCTTTGATGCGGGTACTCTAAAGGCTAGCTCTGTTTTCGGTCTATCCATACCATCCTGAATAGGTTTAAAGAAGAATGGTAGCCTGCTTGATATAGGGACTACCTTATCTGTAAACATCTTCTTAGCATCTGAACCTGTCTTTGATAGTATGCCTACCCTTGCATCTTTTGCTAGCGTACCTGAATTAACGGCTTCTGACGACCCCATAAATGAGAACCCTGAACGTCTTATCTTTAGGTATGTCATACCAAAAGACCTCTTGTCTGCCTTAGCTGCTTCCCAAAAAATAAAGAATATCCTGTTAGCCTCTCGGTAGTCAGGGTAACCAACATCAATACTCGTCCACTGTAAGTACATATAATGCGACCCTGTAATATAGGTAGGGTCTCCTTGGTTCATAAACCAAAAGCCCTCCTCTCTTCTATCAAACTCAGCCTCTATATAATCTACCCATCTAGTTTTAAATGTAGCAGGCATATCATTCCATTGGAATATAGAGTTTATCTTTTGAAGTTCTTTCGGAAAATCTTCTCGCTCCCAATACTGCTGAGACTTTGTAGTATGTCTCTTATAGCATCCTTTTGGAGTTAAGGGTAATCCTATCTTTAATCCTGAGATTTCAACTACATCACCTACCTGACCCGTCTTAGATATGTTAACAAAGTCATACTCAGCGTTATACCCATACAACCAACTCCGACTGCTATTCTTTTTAGCGAGCGGGCGAGCCGGGATGTAATTAGGTATTACACGGTATAAGTTATTTTGAGCGTCGTTCTGCAAATCCTTGTTTTGTATCTGTCCTATTCGGACCTTTCGCTTCTATATCTAAAGTCTCTTGCTCTGCGTCAATTCTTTTTAATATCTCAAACGCATCAAATATGGATAGCTTCTTTGATGCTGCAGCATTCTTTAACTTATCTGCAGCTAGCTCATCCATAGGGTCAGGCTTTATAATATCCTCCTTAGCAACCTTAATGTGTTGCTTCACAGCTTTGTAGCCTGCCTCTATAATTTCTTTACGCAAATCTTTAGACTCCATTAAAGTTTCATTGTTACCTGATGGTCAAAGACTCTATACAGAGTCTCGTCATCAATATTAAACTCATACTCGCTTTCAGGAGTAAACGTAACTGTGTCTCCTTCCTGTATATCTTTAGACCTTAAGTAGTCGTTAGGGTATTTAACCGTTCCGATTAAAGGTTCATACTTGCACGACTTATCTATAAAGCTTTCTAGTTTTTCAACGGGCTTAATAAAACAGAATCTATCGTGGCTATTCCACTTCCCATCCTGCTTGTACAGATAGAATTGGTCGTTATCCACAAAGAATAAATCATCCTTAAAGAAACTCTTACCACTACGACGGTTACCTTTAATATCGTTATAAAACTTAAATACGTTATGGTGTACTAGCAGTGTATCCCCAACCTTTATATTACCTGTATATCCTACGGGGGTCTCAACAACTATAGCTTCTCGGTTAGAGGCTTTATGGTCTTCTTCAGATGCGCTTACTACAAACTCCATCCCACCAATATTCTTAGTGTTGTTATACCTCTTACCCTCTAAGGGTCGAACAATAAAATTAAATGGAGACTTCATTACGACCCACAAGCTTCACAGTCCTCGTCATCTATACTGCAAGCCTTGGGCTGTTGTTGTTCTTCTAAGTTATCTACCCACGAATCAAATGTATTATTCGCAGCCTCTTCGGACTTTTTAAGCTCCCGTAGAGCATCTTCTCGTTCTTTACTCATCTTAAAAATTTATATTGTACTCGATTGAAATTGGCATATTTGAGTTGAACTCTTTCCATAGCAACACCTCATCCTCTCTTTGAATCCAAACCTTTATAGACTGAGATGTTTTATCATGTTGAATTAAGTGTATCTTATGGGAGTTATTAAGAATATCCTGACCCACAATATAGTGCATCGCCCCCGACTTATAGTCAGGACCTACAGATATTTTTCTAACATCCATTAAGACACCTTATCTACAATTGTTACTGCCGAAGGAACTGTATACATCCCCGTTGTAGAAGTTGCTTTTGTTACTAGCCCTGTTCTCATTACAGCCCCCGACCCCGATGGTACGTACAGGCTTGCTGCTTGATATGCACTAATAGTATCATTTACAGCTAAGTCAACAAAAACATCTACTATAATGGTTTGCGCAGGGCTACTATCACCACCCTCGAAAAACACTGTGTTCTGAACTGTATAACCTTCCTGCGTACCATTCTTCTCTATTGAATAAAAGAAGTCTACGTGGTCACTACCTTGGGATGTTTGAACTGCGCCACTATTAAACCTGCATTGAAAGAGATATCCTCCGGCTTTTAAGCACTGCATTGTACCGTTAG